AGAATATATAAACAAATACATCAAAGATGAAAATTACAGGAAAAATAAAACAAAAGAACCATCTTTATGGAAAATTCTGGAAGGAGAGGCAGATGGAAATTACGATTATTCGTATAGAGCTAAAAAAAGAAATGATCCACAAGGAGTTAAATTAGTACTTGATGATGGTAGGTTCTGGAGAAGAAATGAAAAAATACCAGACGAAATTTATAAGGCGTGTTTAAGTTGAAACTTAAAAATCCACCTATTAAATTTTTTGATAAAACTGAAGCTGTTTCAGATGAACTGCTTAGTAAGTTGTATAAGGAAAAGCTTTAATGGCAGACCAAAATCAATATCTGGGCAACCCCAATCTCAAGAAAGCAAATACTGCTGTTGAGTTTACAAAAAATGATATCAAAGAATATCATAAGTGTGCTGAAGACCCTCTTCATTTCATTGAAAACTATGTCCAAATAGTTTCTTTGGATAGGGGTCTTGTGCCTTTTGAAATGTATGATTTTCAAAAAGGTATGGTTGAAACCATGCATGACAAGAGATTTTCTATTTTTAAATTGCCCAGACAATCTGGTAAATCAACTACTATTATTAGTTACCTATTACATTATGCATTATTTAACCCAAACGTAAACATTGCTGTTCTTGCCAATAAGTCGTCAACTGCTAGAGACATTCTAAGTAGACTACAACTTGCATATGAGAATCTTCCTAAGTGGATGCAACAAGGTATTGTAGCTTGGAACAAAGGTAATATAGAACTAGAGAACGGCAGTAAAATTATAGCAGCGGCCACTTCTTCAAGTGCTATTCGTGGTGGTTCATATAACATCATTTTCTTGGATGAGTTTGCTTTCGTTCCTTCCAATGTTGCAGAACAATTCTTTGCATCTGTTTATCCTACAATTACCTCTGGTCAAAATACAAAGGTTATTATTGTTTCTACTCCACACGGTATGAATATGTTCTATAAGATATGGGTTGATGCCGAGCAAAAAAGAAATGATTATATTCCTACAGAAGTTCATTGGAGTGAAGTTCCCGGCAGAGATGAAGTTTGGAAAGAAGAAACAATACGAAACACTTCCCAATCACAATTTAATTCGGAGTTTGAATGTGAGTTTCTAGGGTCTATTGATACTTTGATTAGTTCTATGAAACTAAAACAACTTACATACAGAACGCCCATTCATTCAAATGTTGGAATAGATATTCATGTTCGACCAGAAGAAAATCACACATATATGCTGACTGCTGATGTTTCCAGAGGCACGGCAAATGATTATTCTGCATTTATAGTTTTCGATGTTACAGAGATACCGTATAAACTTGTTGCAAAGTTTAGAGATAATGAAATTAAACCACTACTGTTTCCTACCAAGATTCATGAAGTTGCAAAGGCATATAACAACGCATATGTAATGGTTGAGGTAAATGATATAGGTGAACAGGTCGCAAATACTTTACAGTTTGATTTGGAGTATGATAACCTAGTTATGGCTTCTATGCGTGGCAGAGCGGGACAAGTGCTTGGAGCGGGCTTCTCAGGGGGTCGAGCGCAATTGGGGGTAAGAACAACTAAAGCTGTGAAGAAGATTGGATGTTCAAATCTCAAACAATTGATTGAGGATAACAAACTTATTGTTGAAGATTATGATTGTGTTAATGAGTTGTCCACCTTTATTATTAAAGGGGCATCATATTCTGCTGATGATGGATGTAATGATGATTTAGTTGCTTGTATGTTTATGTTCTGTTGGGCTACAGATCAAACATATTTTAAAGAACTAACTGATAATGATATAAGAATGACTATGATGAAAGAACAACAAGATATGTTAGAGCAAGACATGGCTCCGTTTGGATTTATAGTGAATGGTATTGATGACCCACTTGATGATGAAGTTGATGAGTATGGAACTAGATGGACTACTGTAGTTAGAGATTATAATACAAACTGGTAATCATATAAATTCTATTAAATCATTATCAACTTTTATAAAACAATTTGAACACAGAATTATTGATTTACTTATCAGATGAAATATCTCTTTTCTACTTTCATTATTAGTCCCAACTCGTTTTGTTAGTTTACGAATTTGTGAATCGTGTGGATGAAACTTTAAACAAATTGTTTCACTTTCACCACAATGCATACACGATTGTTCTGCCAAAAAATCATTTAATAGAACAATTCTCTTTCGATAGTTTCTACGAGCAACCTTTTTGATTGTCTCTTTGTATTTTTCATAGTGTTCGTTCATAATATTATTTATATGTTATAACACATATAAAATGAGGTTTTAAGAAATCAGATATTATAAATATTCTGAAATAACAAGACCCCCGATAAAGGAGTAGAGATATGAGTTTTTTAAAGTCTCCTGGCGTTCATGTAAGAGAAATTGATCTTACTACAATTGTCCCATCCGTACCAACAACAATTGGTGCTATTGCTGGTGCTTTTCAGAAAGGCCCTGTAAATTCAGTTGTTACTATTGGTAATGAAGATGATATGGTTAAGATTTTTGGTAAGCCCCAAAATAATTCAAATCAATTTGAAACATTTTTTACTGCTGCCAACTTTCTTCAATATTCTGATCAACTAAAAATTGTTCGTTGTGAATCTGGTGTAACAAATGCTGTCGCATCTGGCACAGCATTTATCATTCGTGATGATGATCACTATGAAGATTCATTTAAAGATGGTCAAGGTTCAGTTGGTGAATGGGCAGCAAGAACTGCTGGAATTCATGGTAATTCTCTCGGTGTTTCTATTTGCGCCAATTCAACAGCATTTGAAGAACTTGCTGTCACCACCACAAGTGCTGAAGAGGCGATTGGTCAAACAGTTATTAGTGTAACCGATGGTACGGTTTTCACAATTCATGATATTGTTAATTTTGGTGAGGCACTTGGTTTTGAATATCAAGTTACTGCTGCTGATGCATCCACCATTACGATTAAACTAAAAGATGATCCAAATGGTTCTGGTCTTCAAAGTACGATTGCTACTGCTACAAGTATTCGGCGTCGTTGGAGATTTTATGATTTGTTTGATGCGGCCCCTGGCACATCAGATTTTGCAACACAGAATACAAGAGGAACACAAGATGAATTGCATATTGTGGTATATGATCAACTTGGAGAAATCAGTGGATTTGCTATAACCAGCAATGGCAATAGAACTAATGCTGTCTTAGAGACATTTGCAAACCTTTCTAAAAACTCAGTTGGTAAGTCACCTCAAGGTGATAGTACTTATTATGTAGATAAAATCTTTAGAACTTCTAATTTTGTTTATTCAATGGACCACAATACAGCTGGTACAAACTGGGGAACAGATTTTACTGGTGAGGAATCACAGATTGTAATGGAAGATGGTGGTACAGACGGTGCTGGAGCCAATGCTGGAGAAAATGTTGTTTTGGATGCTACTGGCACTTCAAACGAAAACGAAAACGGCAAAATTCAACTTGAAGCAGGTGGCAATTCATATGCCGCACTTGACACACCAACAACAACAAACCTTAAAAATGGTGCTGATGATTATGCAGTTACGGCAGGAGAACTGCAAATTGGATATGATAATTTTGATGATGTGGAATCAATTGATGTTAATCTTATTCTTGGTGGTAAAGGCGGTGGTGCCGGTGACAGTGCATCCACACAAGATACGCATGTTACAATGTTAACCGCATTAACGGATAAGAGAAGAGATTGTGTCGCATTTGTTTCTCCATTCCGGTCAGCAACTGTAGGTGTTTCAAGTTCTATAACAGCTACAGAAAATGTTGTTGATGCATTTGATCTTTGTCCTTCATCTTCATATATGGTATTTGATAGTTCATATAAACAAATGTATGACAAGTACAACGATGTGTTCCGTTTTGTGCCAATGAACGGTGATACGGCTGGTCTTTGTGCTTTCACAGATAATGTTGCTGATCCTTGGTTCTCGCCAGGTGGGTTTAACAGAGGTAATGTGAGAGGTGCTATTAAACTTTCTTACAATCCTAAAAAGTCAGAAAGAGATCAACTGTATGGGGCAAGAGTTAATCCTATTGTTGATTTTCCAGGCCAAGGTGTGGTATTATTTGGTGATAAGACTGCACTTGCAAAACCAAGTGCCTTTGACAGAATTAATGTCAGAAGATTATTCTTGGTTTTGGAAAAAGCAATTTCAACGGCTGCTAAATTCTCACTGTTTGAGTTCAACGATGAATTCACAAGAGCCCAGTTTAGAAATCTCATCGAACCCTTCTTGAGAGATGTTCAAGGTCGTAGAGGTATCTTTGACTTTAAGGTGGTCGCTGATGACACGAATAATACTGGTGAAGTTATAGATAGAAATGAATTTATTGGTGATATCTATATCAAACCAGCAAGATCAATTAACTTTATCACTCTAAACTTTGTTGCAGTTCGCACAGGGGTAGAGTTCAGTGAAGTAGTAGGACAATTTTAAGGAGTAGCTTCACATGGCAAACATAGATGATTTTAAAGCAAACTTAATTGGTGGCGGTGCTCGGGCTAATCAGTTTAGAGTTACAATTACACCACCATCTGGTATTGCAATTGGTTTAGATGTTCGTAGAGCTTCATTCTTAGCAAGAGCATCTAGTCTACCAGCACAAACTTTAGGTGAAATTGCAATTCCATTTAGAGGGCGACAAATTTATATTGCGGGCGACAGGACTTTTGATGATCCTTGGACAACAACATTTATGAATGATACTGACTTTGGTATTCGTAATTCTATGGAGTTGTGGATGAACGGCATTAATGATCTTGCTGAAGCAACAGGTGTTGTTAATCTAGCTGATTATCAAACAGATTTACAGGTCGAGCAATTAGATAGAGATGATACAATTCTAAAAACTTATGTATTCAGAAATGCGTGGCCAACAACTGTTGCAGCAATTGAATTAACATCTGAAAATGCAGACGCTATTGAAGAATTTGAAGTTACTTGGAGATATCAACACTTTGAAGCTTCTGGCGTAAACTTCTAATTCTTGACCTACTAAATATAGGTAAGAATTAGTAGGAGTTATTATGGCTGAATTGTTTGGATATAAGATCAGTAAAACAGAGAAGGACGTTGTATCTTTTACAAGTCCTTCTTCTGATGACGGAACAATAGACATTGCCGGTGGAGGCTTTGCAAGTTCGTTATTGGATACTGATGGAAAAGAAAAAACAGATATAGATTTAATTCGACGGTATCGTGATATTGCACAGCAATCAGAATGTGATACTGCAATTGAAGATATTGTCAATGAAGGTATTGTGTCTAATGAAAGTGATATTTCTGTACAAGTTGTCTTAGACAATCTTGATTACTCCGATAAAATCAAAAAAAGAATTAGAGAAGAATTTGAAGAAGTTCTAAGGCTTTTAAAGTTTGAAGAGAGAGGTCACGATCTATTTCGTAGATGGTATGTTGATGGAAGAATTTACTTTCATAAAATTATCAATACTTCCAATCCTAAAGAGGGTGTTTTAGAAGTTCGATATATTGATCCAACCAAAATTAAAAAAGTTCGCCAAGTAGAAAAAGAACCAGATCAGAAAACTGGTGTAGATAAAGTAAAGAAGGTTGATGAATTTTTTATCTTCAATGATAAAGGCCTTGGTGGTTCTAATGCTGGATTAGGTTCTAATCAAGGAATTAGAATAACTCCAGATGCTATCACTTATGTACCATCTGGTTTAGTTGATGGAAATTCTGGTAGAGTTCTTTCATATTTACATAAAGCTATTAAACCTGTTAATCAATTGAGAATGATTGAAGACTCTCTTGTCATCTATCGTATTTCACGGGCACCAGAACGCAGAATATTCTATATTGATGTCGGCAATCTACCAAAGGTAAAGGCAGAACAATATCTTAAAGATGTTATGAATCGTTATCGTAACAAGTTAGTATATGATGCATCGACTGGTGAGATTCGTGACGACAGAAATCATATGAGTATGTTGGAAGATTTCTGGCTCCCTCGTCGAGAAGGCGGTAGGGGTACAGAGATTACAACACTGCCCGGTGGATCAAATCTTGGTGAGATTGATGATATCATTTATTTCCAGAGAAAGTTGTTTAGGTCTTTGAATGTACCAATCTCTCGTTTGGAAGCAGAGTCACAATTTAGTTTAGGTCGTTCAAATGAAATTACTAGAGATGAGCTAAAATTTACAAAGTTTGTTCAAAGAATAAGAAAGAAGTTTGTTCCATTATTTACTGACATTCTAAAAACGCAACTTTTATTGAAGGGTGTTATATCACCAGATGATTGGCGTTTTATGCAAGAACATATTCAATATGATTTCTTAGCAGATGGGCACTTTACAGAATTAAAAGATGCAGAACTTTTAGAATCAAGAATGAATAACTTGGGAACTGTAGAAGCATATATCGGTACATTCTTCAGTAAAGAATATGTAATGAAGAAAGTGCTGCGTATGACAGACAATGAAATTGAAAATATGCAAGATCAGATAAAGAAAGAATCTGGGCTTGATCCAGAAGACGGTGGTGTTGATGTTCCACAAAGTACAGATGGTATCACAAGATACCCATCACAAGATGGAAATCCAATCCCACCAGATGATGTTGCAAAATACGATGGTCAAGAAGTAGAAGATGAGGAGAAATAATCATGACAAGAGAAATTATTGATAGTATATCATCAGGTGATAATTTAGGAACTGAAGCGCATTTTAGTAACACTATGATTGATAAAGTGGGGAGTTCCTTAGAAACAAGACGAAAAGAATTAGCTAATACCTTTATTGGTAAGAAGGATAGTAATGAAGAAGATTAATGATCTTTATCAAACAACAGTTTTTGAGAAAGATGAACACAAGAAATCAATAGAATATAAGAAATTGTCTCCTAAAATGCGAGATGCTATTGATTCTATCTTCAAAATCATGGATTCTAAACCTTCAGATTTCCTAAATACTTTTGAGAAAACTATAAGAGAAGTATCAAAAAAGTTTGGTGTTACCGAAAAAGAACTTATGCGATACTTTGAAAAAGAAATGTTAGCAACATAGGAGTAGGGTATGTCATTTAAAACACTAAGAGTTGCTGGGACAGTCGCCGCAACACAACTTGCCGATGATGCAGCGCATGAAGCTAATCTTGGCAAATTATCCCCCTCTTCCTCATTTAGAGTAACAGAGTTTGGCGGCCAAGATGTTCTTTTTCTTATTTCAGATGATTATCCTGTTGCAACCTCTTCAAATGCATTTTACTTAAAAGCAGGAACT